AGGTTGAAATTAAGATGTGCAATTGGAAACATACTGCAGGTGAAACAAAAATATATTCTGCTTCGGGTAGTGCCAGAATGCCTGAACAAGATATGATAGTAGGAAGTCATTGTGGTAACTTTACCAAGTTTTTAATTATGATGGTTACTATAAAAGGTGAACATTGGACAAAGGCAAGTAAACAAGCTTACATCTCTTTTGCAACATTATTTAAATTAAACCCTACATACCTATTAGGTGAATTGTTTGAAAGTAGTGGTAAAGTTGAAATTGATTGGGGTCAAGTTGAATAATTACAGTTTATCAGATTATCTTACAGCAATCAATTGGTCAAAGAAAAAATTGATGGATACGGATGATAAAGATTGGGAAAAGAAATATCCATCCTATATAATCAATAAAGGTTTATCTTATTTTGAAGATACGATTATGTTTGCTAATGAAATGAATAGGTTGCATTTTCTTTCCAAACATGCACAGTTCTCTTTTTTACTAAATATTATTAGACCAAAAAAAAGGTTTAGTAAGTGGCTCAAGGTGTCAAAATTGGCAAACCTAGAGTTGGTTAAACAGTATTACAAATATACAAATGAAAAGGCTAAACAAGCACTTGAACTACTTACAAAAAAAGAAATTGAACATATAAAAGAAAAGTTATATAGGGGTGGGAAAAAATGAATGACATTATAGAATGGAAACCCGAGCATATGCTCGAAGTCAAGTTAAAAGAACCTGACGATTTCCTAAAGATTAGAGAGACCTTGACACGAATTGGTGTAGCGTCCAGAAAAGAACGAAAAATATACCAATCTTGTCACATATTACACAAACAAGGTCGATATTTCATAGTACATTTTAAAGAGTTATTTGCTTTAGACGGAAAGACAGCAAATTTATTTGTTAATGATGTGGAGCGTAGAAATACAATATCACAATTATTATCAGATTGGGGGTTAGTTGAATTGATTAATCCTGTTGGAGAAAAGGCACCATTATCACAAATTAAAGTTTTACCCTTTAAGGAAAAAAGTGAATGGATATTAGAGCCGAAATATAATATAGGTAAAAAACCAAGTAATGGAGAAAGTGAAAATGAAGATACCCAAAAAGAAGATACCCAACCACAGCCAGACCCTACTGTATAAAGCATTAGAGGATAAATACAATTCCGAAATATCTGCTGCTGAAGCAACAATAGATATCTACTTTACCAATTCAGTTGGTATAGGAGAACACCCTCAACATTTAGAAGAAATGGATAAGCAAGTTAAAATAATTGCTAATGCTGAAGATAATTTAGATGTTCTCCACGCATATTTTGGAGATACAGGTGAAGATAAAGAATAATATTATTATATAATGAAAGAATTTTATACTAACATATCGCCATATGGTGATGAGTTATTAGTCCGTGGATTTTCAGATGGTAAAAGATTTGAGGATAGGGTTCCTTATACTCCTAGACTATATCATCCATTCAAGGGTAAATGTACTCACAAAACATTAGACGGCACAGGTCTTGTTGCTCGTACTTGTAAATCAGTTAAAGAAGCAAGGATGCTCATTAAGAGATATGAGAATCACGAAAATTATCTTTTTGGTACAGATAGATTTCAATATCAATATATGGCAGATTATTGGCCTGGTCAAGTAGAATATGATAAAGAGAAGTTAAGAATTTATACCATTGACATTGAAGTAAAAAGTGAAGAAGGTTTTCCAAATGTGGACAATGCTACTGAACAATTGATTTGTATTACAATCAAGGATCAAGTTAGGAAAGCTATTTTAGTTTGGGGTATTGCTGATTATATAGTTAAGCAAAAGAATGTACAATATATTAAATGTGATAATGAAAAAGATTTATTAAAAAAGTTTTTAACATTTTGGCGTGATTACACACCAGATGTATTAACTGGTTGGAATAGCAAATATTTTGATGTTCCTTATTTATGTAAAAGAATTGAAAATGTATTGGGTGAGGCGGCAGTAAGAAGGATGTCACCTTGGCAAATTACAGATAGCGATACTGCATATCACCACGGCAGACAAGTTACATTTTATCGCTTATTAGGCATTGCACAATTAGATTATCTACAATTATATACAAAATTTACAATTAAAAATCAAGAAAGATATACATTAGACCATATTGCTTTTGTGGAATTAGGTGAAAAGAAAACTGAAAATCCATATGATACTTTCAAAGAATGGTATACAAATGATATTCAATCGTTTATTGATTATAATATTAATGATGTTGAATTGGTTGATAGATTAGAAGATAGATTACAATTGATTGAATTGGCATTAACTATGGCTTACCACGCTAAAGCAAATTATGAGGATGTGTTTAGTCAGGTAAGAATGTGGGATACAATTATTTTTAATGAATTATTAAAAGATAAAATTATTGTGCCTATGAGGAAAATGAGTGTCAGGAGTCCTGAGCTTATTGGTGCTTATGTGAAAGAACCTAAAGTAGGTTTCCACGATTGGGTTGTATCATTTGATTTAAATTCACTATATCCACATCTTATTATGCAATACAACATATCACCAGAAACAATTTTACCAGAAAAAAGAGATATATTAATTGATGACTTGTTGGAAAAACAAGTTGATTTATCAGATGGCATTTGTACTGCTGGTAATGGTACAATGTATAAAAAAGATAAACAAGGATTTTTACCAAGAATTATACAAAAAGAATATAATGATAGAATAAAATATAAACAGTTAATGTTGCAGGCAGAACAAAAATATGCTGATACAAGGGATCCAAAATATGAAAAATTAGCAAGAAAATTCCATATTATTCAACATTCCAAAAAGATATCTTTGAATAGTGCTTATGGTGCAATTGGTAATAAATGGTTTAGATATTATGACCATAGGGAAGCAGAAGCGGTTACTATGTCTGGTCAGTTAAATTTAAAATGGATTCAAAAAAAATTAAATGAATATTTTAATAATTTATATAAAACAAAAGATGATGATTATATTATTGCTAGTGATACGGATTCTGTTTATATTAATATGGCACCATTAGTTAAAATGACTGGTGCTACGGATAAGAAAAAAATTGTTAAAGCATTAGATAAGTTTTGTGTGGATAAAATTGAACCATACATTAATAAAGTTTACCAAGAATTGGGAGAATATATGAATGTGTATGCTCAAAAAATGCAAATGGCAAGAGAAGTTATTGCTGACAAGGGTATTTGGACGGCAAAGAAAAGATATATTTTAAATGTACATAATAGCGAAGGTGTGCAATATCCTGAACCTAAATTAAAAATTATGGGTATTGAAGCAGTAAAAACATCAACACCTTTATCATGTAGAAATAAATTACGAGAGGCATTTAATGTTATTATGAATGAAGATGAAAAATCAATGAAGGATTTTATTGTAAATTTTAGGAAAGAATTTGAATTATTACCACCTGAAGATATTGCTTTTCCTCGTAGTGTAAATAATGTAGAAAAATATTCTGATACAACAAGTATATATAAAAAAGGTACACCAATGCATGTGAAAGGTGCATTATTGTATAATCATTTATTGAAAACAAAAAAAGTATCTCATAAACATCAACAAATTTATGAGGGTGATAAAGGCAAGTTTGTGCATTTAAGAAAGAATCCTTGGAACGCTAATGTGATTACATTTATTGGTAGTTTGCCTAAAGAGTTTGATATGCATAAACTAATAGATTATGAACAACAGTTTAGTAAATCATTTATGGAACCATTACGATTTATATTGGATGCTATAAATTGGAAAGTGAATGCTTCAGATAGTAATACAATAGAGGATTTTTTTGCATGATGTTAAATGACCAAGACGCTACATGGGCAATGAATTATTTTGTGGAATATTTTGGCCAATATGAAAGAATTGACCAGTATTTAAGAGAACAAAAATTGGAACAAGTTAAATCTTTTCCTTATCAGTTACCTGGTATGGCAGATGAAGATGAATTTTTTAATAATTTTGATTTACATCCACAAGATATGGAATTTAGTATTAAGGAACCTAATGGTCAAATTTTTGATAGAATGTTGAATAAAACATCTTCACATACTAATATGTCTAGTATACCTGGTAAAAGTATAAGATTAGAAGTAAAAGAGATAAACACAAATACTGTTGTAGGTTTTATTCGTTTAGGTTCTCCTGTTATTAATAGCAAACCTCGTAATGTATACCTAGGTCGTCCTTTAGCAACAACAGATTTACAAGAAATGGGTAGATTTAATGCAAGTGTTATTATGGGATTTGTCTTGGTACCAACGCAACCTTTTGGTTATGACTATTTGGGAGGTAAATTACTTGCTGCTATATGTTGTTCTCACTATGTAAGGGATTTCATAAATAGGAAGTATAACGCTAATATGTGTTTGTTTGAAACCACATCATTATATGGTAGTAGTAAAGCTTCAAGTCAATATGATGGTATGAAACCTTATTTAAGATTTAAGGGTTTAACAGATAGTCATTTTTTACCATTATTACACGGTGAAGCATTTAAAAAA